ATGAGCAATCTCGTAGAGCATGCACGTACCGAGCTGGAACTGATCGGTGAAGAACCGGAAGTGATCGATGGATACCTGAACGTCATCCGCGCGTTCGCGGAGATGGGCCACTCGGGCGGGTCGGCATCGGTGGCTATCCCGGTCATTCACGAGCTGTTGCAGTTCAAGAACCTGCGCCCACTGACCGACGATCCGCAGGAGTGGCAGCACGTCGGAAATGACATGGCGGGTCGGCCTGATCTGTGGCAGAACCGACGCAACAGTGAGGCGTTCTCGAATGACGGAGGCGGGCACTACTACCTCTTGTCAGAGGGCGGCAACGACGGCAACCGTCACCCGCTGCATACCTCTGAACCGCCCATTTCAGGGAGTGAACGATGAGACTCGCAATCGCCGACCCGCCGTACCTCGGGCGTGCGAATCGCTGGTACGGCGACGGCCGCGGAAGCTCGGGCGGGCGGCATGTCGCCGACCATCACCCCGCGGCACGCGACTGGGACGTAGCCGAGACTCACCGTGACCTCGTGCGCCGTCTCATCGATGAATACGACGGTTGGGCCATCGCAGCAGCGCCGGACAGTCTGCCGGTCTACCTCGGCGCTTGCGTCGGCATCGCGCCGCGCGTGATGATCTGGCACCGACGCAACGCGCCGCCCTCAGGCTCGCGCATCGGGAGCATGTGGGAGCCGGTAATCCTCAGTATCCCCGGCGGGCGCTCAGCGAATGGCACCGGCCTGCATGTCTCCGACGTTCTCGATGAGTCGGCACCGCGACGGAACTTCGCCGGGTCAAAGCCGAGCGCATGGACGCGCTGGGTGCTTGATGCGCTCGGCTACCGACCCGACGAAGATGAGGTGCACGACATCTTCGCTGGATCGGGCGCAGTCGCGGCCGCGTCTGACGGGATGTTGGCGCTCGTCGGCGCTGACACTCATGTTTCCGGTCACGAGTCCCCCTAAGTGAGGACTCGTGCACGCGCCGCTGCGACTGGTTGGGTCGGGGATGACCAATAGCAGGATTCCTGACCACCCGTCCTGGCATGAACCGCTGACCGACTATCTCGCGTGGCTTCGCGCTGCGGGGCGTCCACGGTCGACGATCTATCAACGCTCGTACCAGCTGCGCCGCTTCGCGCACGAGACGCGCGTCGAGCCGTTCGAGGCCACCCTCGATCTCCTCGTCGCGTATCTCGGGTCACACGGCTGGGCCAACGCCACCCAGCACGCCGCACGTTCGACGCTGCGGGGCTTTTACGACTGGGCGCATGTCACGGGCCGTTCGGAGTCGAATCCGGCCGCGAGGCTGCCGAAGATACGCCAGCCAGCGGGCAAACCGCGGCCGGCGTCCGATGACGCGCTCGCGGCCGGACTCGTCGAGGCCGACGAACGGGTCAAGCTCATGCTGCGGCTCGCGGCCGGCGCGGGCTTGCGGGCGTCCGAGGTCGCCCGCGTGCACACCCGCGATGTCGAGCCCGATCTCGACGGGTACTCGCTGCGGGTGCTCGGCAAGGGCGGGCGCGTCCGCGTTGTTCCCCTGACGCGGGCGCTCGCCCTTGCCCTCCGCTCGCTGCCGGGCGGATTCGTGTTCCCCGGTCAGGATGCCGGGCACCTGTCGGGGGCATACGTGTCGAAGCTGATGTCTCGGGCACTCCCGGACGGGGTGACGGCGCACATGCTGCGGCACCGGTTCGCGTCCCGCGCCTATGTCGGGTCGGGGCGTGATATCCGCGCCGTGCAGGAGCTGCTCGGGCATTCGTCGGTCGCGACGACACAGGTGTACACGGCGGTGCCGCGTGGTGCGCTGCGTGCCGGCGTCGAAGCGGCCTAGGGTGCCTCGTGCTCGCCCTTGCGCGGGGTGAAGTACGCGGCGGCGAACGTGACGAGCACGGTGAACGCGGACGCGACCTCGGCGGGCACTTCGACGCCTGCGAAGCTCACGAGCCAGACGACGAGGATCGTGACCGCACCGGCCGCGCCGCCGACAGCGACCTTCCGGTCGGGCGTGTTCGAGTTGGTCATGGTCGTGCCTTTCGTTGGGTGAGTCGGATGACGCCGGCCGCGAGGGTCGCGGTCAGCAATGGCAGCACGAGCGCCTCGATACGGGTCAAGCGGATGATGTTCCGGCTGATCTTGCCCTGATGGATCGTCTGCCAGTCGACGAGCTCGTTCAGCTTCGTCTGGGTCTGCGCGTGACGTTCGTCCATCTCCTCGCGGAGGTTCGTCGAGTGCGAGTTCTGCACCTGGTCGCGTGCGGCTTTCGCGTGCTGCCGGCCACGGTTGCTGATGAGCGCGACGAGCACGATGCCCGCCGCACCCACGATCGCGACCAGAATCTCGTTCATACCGGCGTGACGGTCGGCTTTCCGCCGAGTCGCTTCTCGAACGTCGCGTAGGTGACGGACACGGCGTCACCGAACCGAAGCGCGAGGTTGTTGGCCTCGGCGACGGACTGCACCTCCGTGACGGTGGCAGCCTCGACGAGGATGTAGTACACCTTGCCGATCTCGCCGTAGCGTCCTTCGCTGTCGTCGCACTTCATCAGGTACGGCATTCTGATCTCCTTCTCTTGACGCTGCCAGATGGTCAGCTGCTGCGGCGCGGTGCCGCCGTTGATGATGGTGTTCGCCCGATCCACGATCCACTGCATATCGAGGTCGCGGGGGCAGTCCTTGAGTGCGACGGTACGGTGCCCGGTGACGTTGAACTCGGTGCCGAATCCCGTCACGCTGCGCTCGTAGAAGTCGTGGTTCGGGAAGTCGCGGAGCACGAGCTGCACGCGGCCGTCGATCCGCCAATCCCATTTCAGGGCGAGGGCGGCGTGGAAGCGTGCGGAGAGTTCATGCACCTCGGGCGTCGGTTTCGATGCGGGGCCGGCCGCACGGTTGTTCTCGTGCTCGATGGAGACGGCGTACGTGTTCAGGAAGTCGTTTCCGTTGCCCCATGCGACCTGGTCGTCAGGCACGTACTCGTGAATCTCGAACACGCCGGAGCGCATCGACCCGATGCCGTAGTTCGTCGCGTACCCGGTCGACGGATTCATGAACATCGCCGACGTGCCCGGAAGGTAGCCGGCCATGTGGTGATCGACGATCCCGAGCGGCCGGCGACTCCGGCCCGGCCGGTTCGCACCCGCCGCGGGGTACGCGATCGGCGTCTCGTTGTAGCTCATGCCGCACCGCCCTTCGTCAGCTCCTCGAGCTTGGCGATTCGCTGCTCGAGGTCGTCGGCGCGTTCGGCTTCGTGCTGCGCGAGGGCGAGCGCGAGGAGCCCGACGAACTCGTACCGCACGGTCAGGGGGCGTTTCTGCTCGTCGTAGCCGACGAGCCAGCCGAACCCGAGCGCTTCGACCTCCTCGGCGATGACGCCGATGTGCGGGCCGCCAGCGATCGCATACTTCGCCTGGTACTCGTAGCAGCGGATGAGTACCTGCCGGATCGCGGCCGGGTCGAGGTTCGCATCGACGATCGCTTTCTTGAACCGGCGTGCCGAGGGCAGATGCCCGAGCACACCGCCCGAGTCGATGTAGACACTGTTTCCGCTGACCGGGCGGGAGAAGATCGCGGGCGACATGTTGCCGTCGATCACGGCCTGCAGTTGTGCGCGCGACGGCTTGTCATCGAGCACGGACTGCAACGCCGGCCCGTACTGTTGCGACCCGTCCGAGGTGTAGATGTCGGTGATGCGGTGCGTGTGGACGGCCGACGCGGCGGCGAGGTTCGTGCGCGCGTCGGCCGCGTTCGTCGCCCCGGTGCCGCCCTTCACGACGGGCGTCACGGCGCTCGTGCGCTGCGCGAGGTAGTCGCGGGTCTTCGTGATCTCGTCGGCACCGTCCATCACGAGGTCGGTGAGCGGGCTCACGACGTCCATTCCGGCCGCTGCGGCGTCGTCTCCAATAGCCATGATGCTCCTCTCAGTCGAAGATGGTCGAGTCGTCGGGGGTTGCCTCGGCCCATGTGGTGCCGGGGTCGACGGCCGCCCACGTCAGCGTCGGGTTGGCGAGAATCCACGCACCCGAGGGAACATCGGTCAGGCCGCGGGACTCGACCGACATTCGGAAGGTGCCGAGGTCGAACTCGACGGCGCGTGTCACACCGAACAGCTCGGGAATGTTCGGCAGGTTCAAGCGGAGCGCCTGTGACGGCGTCACGGTCAGGTCGAGAGGTGCCTCCACCGTTGCGGTGCGGCCGAGTCCCTCGGCACGCTTCACCTTGTACGCGGCCCGGCCGGGGCCGGGGTACGGTGCCTCGATGTCGAACGTGCGCGCCCTCGTCCAGCCGGGGGCGGCGAACCAGTCGATACGCTCCTGCTGGTTGCCCTCGGGGTCGCGCCACCGGTAGCGCACGAGCGCGGCATCGAACCAGTCACCATCACGGCTGATACCGGTGCTCGCACGGGTGATATGGGCACCGAACGAGAGTTGCGTCATGCCGTGCGCAAGGTAGCCGGCACCGTCGACGAGCCACCACTTCCGCTGTTCGTCGCAGAGGAGACGGAACCCGGCCGCCTGCACGATCGGCTGGACGAACGCCCACGCGCTGACACCGGGCTTCCAGTGCAACAGGTCGGGGGCACGGTCGATCAGCGCGGTACGCGACGATCGGGTGACGCCGGGGGTGCCCTCCCAGTTGTACCCGTATTCGAGGGTGTCGGGCGTGTCGCCGTCGAACGCATCGACCAGCTCGACGGTGTCGGCGAGCACCATGTCATCGAGGTAGAGCAGGAACCCGCCTGTCGGGGCGTTGCCCCACACGATCGGCTTCATGCGGGCGGCACCGGCCGGCGCGACCCCGGACACACTGATCCGCTTCCACGACGACGGGGCGAGCGCGACCGGGGTCGCGAGCACGTCGGATCCGATCGGGTTGCCAGACGAGTCCAACCACCGGATACCGATGTACGCATTGTGTGCGACGTTGCAGGACGCCCACACCGAGAAGTTGCGCTCGTCGCCCTCGGAGACGGTGTGCGCGCCGCCCGTGGCTGAGGTCGTCGAATCCAGCATGACGGCGTACAGGCCGGCGACACCGTTCGCGACCCGGATCGACCCGGCACCCGTCCGCACCTTCACCGTCTCCCTGGCGAACGACGAGTTCCCCGCCGAGACGATCGCGGAAGCGTTCACGTCGCCGCCCGGATTTTCCAGCAGGTTCCGGGCATCGAAGAGGACGTAGAACGGGGTATCCGTCGTGCCCGGTTCGAGTGCTGCTCCGATCCGGTCGAGCACGACGTTGTCGATGATCGCGCGGAGACTGGACTGGTAGGCCAGCGCATCCGTGTTCGACGTGTCGCCGAGCCACACGTCATCGATCAGGAGTGCCTCATCGGACTCCAACGTGAGCGTGACCGTGGCGGCGTCCTCGTCGATCTGCGCTGATCTGAGCCCGAGATCGAACGTGCGGTTCACCGTCGACCCGAACCCGTCGACCCGTTCAGCGGTCACTTCGAGCGTGACACGGCGGAGGGTGCGGGGGTCGAGCTGATCGAGGAGTGCCGCATCATCGGGCAGGGGTGCGGTGAGGCTGCCGACGACATGCGGGGCACCGCCCTCGTCGAGACTGACTCGCCCGTCTACGGTGCCGAGCGGGTAATCAGTGTCAGCGTTCAGGGTCGCGGTCGCGTTGCCGTCATCGCGGAGAATCGCCGTCACGGGTTGACCTCCTGCCAACCGAACTCGATCAGCCACACATCTCGGGTCTCGTCGTGCAGGTCACGGCGCACCGTCCCGGTGACGACGAACGCCATGTCGACGGTGTCACGGTCGACGGTGGTCAACGTCCAGACGTGCGCGCCGCGGAGCAGCGTCTCAGCGGTCGCGGCGGCGATCTCGTCGACACCCATGTTCAGGGTCATCGTGCCCGTGCGGAGCGACGCCGGCCGGAGCGTGACCGCGACATCCTCACTCCCGAGGAGCCGGTCAACGACCGTCCCGGATTCCGACTCGGAGTGGTAGCCGTCGATCACGACGGGAACGATCGTGCTCGTACCGTTGCTGAACGTAGCCATCAGTCGACCAACTGCCTTCCGCGACGCTGGTTGACCACGGCGTCGATGCCGACCGAGATCGACCACTTCTGCCGGCGTAGCGCCTCCATGTTCGCGAAGAAATTGGAGGTGTCCGCATCGACGACGACGGTCTTTCCGGGCGGCATCGAGTTCAGCGCGAGTGAGACGCCGTCGATCTTCCCCGACGCGGCGCCGGCTGCACCGGCCGTCGCGTTGATCGCGTCGATCGCTTCACGTGCCCGGCCTGCTGCCGTGTCCTGGGCACCGGCGTACAGGTCGTAAGCGCGTATGCCGCGCTCTACCTCGCCGATCTTGTCGCCGAGGGCTGCAGATTCGCGACCGTTCGCGGCGATGTAGGCCTCTTGCTGCTCGTTGAGGGCGGCGAGCTTGTCGCGTGACTGCTCGATGACCTGCCGGTTCGCGTCTTCGTCGCCGGCCATAGCTCGGATGATGTCCGAGCGTTCGATGCCGAGCTGGTTCGATATCTGGACGGCTCGGTTGAACTCCTCGGGCTTCTCGGGGTCGTATATCTCCGCGATCTTGTTCGTGACGAATTGGTCGGACAGCGCGACGCGCCCGCTCTCGATCATTTCCGAGTACATGTCGGCGACGAGCTTTTTCGTAGCTTCCGCGCCGGACGTCCATTGGGTGATCCAGTCGCCGATGATGGAGCCTGCACCGTACGCGACGGTGGCGGCCAATGCGCCGCCCGCGCCAGCGAAGACACCGAGTGCACCGAGTGCGCTGATTGCGCCCTCGGCTGCTGACCCGAAGTCGCCCTCGAGCACGTCGCGGGCGATGTTTCCGAGGTCGGAGACATCTGAACCTGTCTGCTTCGATGCGTCGCCGACCTTCGATGTCGCGTCGGCGGCTTTGTCAGCACCGGCCTCGACCTCCTCGAGGGCGTCGGCGGCCTTCTCGACGCCGCGGGCGGCTCGCTGACCCTGCCCCATTTCCTCCCACACAGCCTCGACGGCATCCTCGGCCTGCTCCGCCGAGAGTCCGAACTTGCGAAGATCGGACACCATTTCGTCTTTGGTCTTGCCGGTCTGGGTGCCGAGCTTCACCATCGCCCGAAGCACCTGTTCGAGCTTGTCGCCGACATCGGCGGCGGAGTCCTCCGACGCACGCTGCCATTCGTCCATCGCCTTCTGCGCGACCTTGACGCCCGCCTCGAACTGGGCGGGGTCGGCGCGGAGGTTGATGCCGATCTCAGCCATTCTTGCCTTCCATCCAGTCGTGCGTGACCTTGTGCACGAGTTCGGCCCACATGTTGAACACACGTGCGCCGAGCTTGTTCGCGGCTGGGTATGCGATGTAGCCACCGGCCCGCCGCTGCGGGAGTTGGCGGCGAGTGTGACGGGTCACGCTGTGCACGCGACCCTTCGGGCTGCGGCGGCGATACGTCGTGACCTTCTCGCGATCCTTCGTGCCGAACTCGTACGCACGAGTCAGGCCGGGGTCGGTCTCGTCGCCCGTCTCGACCCGTAGCCCGTCCGCGAACGGCAGGGCACGAGCGCCGTACAGCACGAAGAACTGCTGTGCTCTCGATGCCGGCCGCTTCGCGAGTTCCTCGCCCCACGCCGCTGACAGTTGATCGGCGGCAGTATCGGCGAGGAGCCGTTGCAGTTCGGCCGGCGCTGCGGCAACGGCAGACTTCACAGCGCGGAGGTCGTCGGCGGCCTCCGCGCTGACGATGCCATGCCGGGATGCCATGACCTACGGTGCCGGAACCAGTACGGGCTTCGTCGACCCGAGGGTGACCGAGGTCGTCGCGTAGGAGTTCACGACGCCGCCGATCGCACCGGGGGTGATGACCAGCTCGGCGGTGAACGACGGGCCGCTGCCGGAGCGCGGCTTGAACGTCGCGGCGACCTCGGTGCCTTCGTTCTCGTAGAGGTACTGGGAGAGCGAGTCGGCGGTGTCCCAGTCCTGCACGTAGTCGAGCTGGCATGCCCAGTCTGCGGCGGTCACGTCGGTGAACTTCGCGTCGGGGGTGAGTCCCTGCCACGTGATCGTGGACGATGACGGGGTGAACGTGACCCCGGAGACGTGCTTCTCGTAGGAGTCTGCGCCGAAGCTCAGGACTACATCCTTGAGCACGAGCGGGTTGACGGCGATCTGTGCCATGTTGCTAGTCCTTTCGTTCGGTGAAGGCTTCGAGGGTGATCTGGTACGCGCGGAAGTCCTGGTAGATGACTTTCTCGGCGTTCGTCCATCGGACGGCCTGAACGCCGTCGAGGGCGTAGAGGAGCGTGTCGACACCGTCGTCGAGGGCATCCTCGGCGGCGGCGACATCGGTGTGCGGGTCGATGATGAACACCCGGAATGTGCCCTTGTGCGAGCCCTGCGCGTTCGGGGCCGGCTCGATCCGCCGCTGTGACACGAGCACGGCGATGACGGCGAGCTTGTCGAGGTTCCGGTCATGGTCGATGACCTGCCATTTCTTCGGCAGGAGCGGCACGAGGGCGGCTGCGAGATCCTTGCGGGCGCTCATGCGATGCCCCCGAACGCCCGCTTCGGGCGGATGATCTGCTTCACGTGCCAGTCGAGCGGGAAGGGGCGGATTACGAAGTCATCGGAGCCGATGCCGCCGTCTGGGGCGACGCGCGAGGCGTTCCACACGTTGCGGGCCTGCACTCGCTGCGCTTCGCGGTAGCGCTCGGGTACGGGGTCGCCCTCGGCGAGCGTGGGCGCGTAGGCGAGCACCTGTTCACGTGCGAGGGACAGGAGCCGCCAGAGCGGGCCGTCGTCGATCGTCTCGGCGTCGGGCCACTCGTCGCGGATGCTGTCGAGGGTGCACCACGGGCTGTCGGGGTCTTGCACGACGAGCGGCACGTCGGGGATGCGTTCGACGTACCCGGCCGGGCTGTGGAGCACGACGCGGAGACGGTAGATGCCCTCGACGGGGAACAGGCTGGCATCCGTGGGAGTGTCGATGATGATGACGCCGAGGCCGGCGTCAGGAGCCGATGGAACCGGAGTCGAGGTGCCGGCCGGGGAGATGATGGACGCTGCCGACGTGTCGAAGTCGGGCAGGGTCATCGTCTCGGGCGGGTCGAGCACGATCGCTGCGGATGGAATGTCGCCGATGTAGTAGGCCACCGTGCTCGCCTCCTCTCAGGTGGGTGTGCCGCGCGCGGGCCGGGGCTGGGGGCTCGCCCGGCCCGCGCGGGTGTCACGGGGTGTAGGTCGTGACCTTCACGAGCGCTTCGTCATTGACGGGCATCCAGCCGCCGTATCCGAATGCGCCGGTGTCGATGCCACCGCGGGCGATGTCGAGCGCCTCGGCACGGATGGGAGCCCCAGAGAGCTTGTACGTGCGGCCCGATGTACGGGCGCCCACGAGCGATTCCACGCCGACGCCGAGGTCAGCCGAGGGTCGGATCACGAACCCGTTGCGCTCCAGCGTGCCCTTGTCGAAGCCGAGCTGCGCGTCGAGGTACCCAAGAACCGCGCTATTCGGCGTCTTGAGCGTCGATTTCCAGGCGGGCACGGGCAGGAGGCCGAAGGTCGGGATTCTTCCCTTCGTGACGACCTCGGCAGCGCCGTCGATCAGTGCCGAGAGGCCGGCGCCGATCTCGAATCCGGCGGGGTCGTCCGCCTCCACGACAGACGCGGCGGCCAGCGCAGAGGTGATGACCTTGGTGTCGAGCCACTTGAGGAACGACTCGGTCATCTTCGCCCAGTAGGACTCGAAGTAGCCGGGGGTGCCGAAGTCGACGTGCTCGCGGGCGTGGTCGTGGCCACCGGCCCAGCGGCTCGCGTTCTGAGTGATCGGCTCCACGACCGGTGCGTTGGAATGCACGTCGGCCTTGTTCCCGGCCCACTCGGCTCCTTCGGGCGGTGTCACCCATCCCCAGCCGGCCATTGCGAGGGACGTGAGGGGGCGCTGCTCGAACAGGTCGGCGTAGATCGGCTGATACTCGACACCGTCCGTCACCTCGTCGAGCCATGCCGGCTGGGTCATGACCGAGCCCACGCCGGATGCGCCGTCGTAGTCGACATCGGACAGGGCGAACAGCCCGGCCTCGCCGCCGCGCCACTGCTCCTGAACGCGGCCGATCGTCGCACCGTCCGCACGGCCCTGCGAGATCGACGACAGGGCGGCGAACATCGCGGATGCGGTCATGGGGGTGTTGCTGCGCTCGGTGGCGGCGGTGCCGCCCGCGAGCGTGTTGGGTACCGTCGCTTCGGGCACGGTCTCCTCCTCCTGGTCGGCCGGGTCTTCCGGCTCGGTGTCCTCCTCGGCGGGCGCCGGGTCGGGGGTCTCTTCGGGCTCTTCCGATTCCTCGGCGGGCTCGGGCTCGTGGTCGATCGCGAACAGGCCGGCTGATGCGAACGCGCCTTCATCGACGAGGGCGGCACCGACGAGTTCGCACGTCGCCGAGCCGTCGTCGCGGCGGACGATGTTCCGCACCTCGGGTGAGAGGCGGCGGAGGTTGCCGGGCTGCGCGAGCCACTCGTCACCTTCGGCGGTGTCGGCGATGCGGAACGTGGCGACCACGCCCCGAGGGTCGGTGGCGTCGAGTTCATCGGCGCGGCCGAACGGGTCGAATCGGTCGTGCATCCGGTTCAGGCCGACGATGGACGGGTCACGGGGCACGGTCACGTCCCCGGCGTTGAACGTCAGCGGCTTCGTCTTCGAGATCGAGAGGCGCGACCGTTCACCGTACGGCAGGAGCAGGCCGCGCACGGTGCGCGTGTCGCGGTCGATCGCGAACAGGCCGGCTTCGAGGTACTCAGGCATGGCGTCAGTCCTTCACTTCGGGGCCGGTCAGGGCCGGGCTGGATTCGTACTTCTCGAACCGGGTGCGCTGACCGCGCGGAACGATGTCGTCGAGGGAGAGGCGCGCCTCGATTGGGTCAGTCCAGAACGGAAGGTCGAGTTCGTAGAACGCATTGCGTTCGCCCTCGCTGGTCGTGTACGTGAGTGAGTCGACGCCGATCGTGCCGTCGAGCATCGCGGCGCGCACGTTCAGGAATGATCCGACATCGGTTCGGACGGCGTTTCGGCCTTCGATCATCAGGTCGACGGCGACCTCACCGAACGTTTCGAGCTGCACGCCGACCGGTGTCGAGCCGATCGCGCCGTTCGGATTCGTGCGGGCGGTCGCCCACTTCTGCACTTCCTCGGCGACCTCCTGATCGGTCATCTCAGTGTCTTCGGTGCGCTTGAGGTTGATGACGGGCACCGGGTTCTTCGCGCGGCCGACCCACGCACGCTCCTGGTCGCGTGCGCCGCGGAGGGTGCGCAGGCCGATGTTCAACAGTCCCTCGAACGGGAAGTCGAATAGTGCCGCCTCGTGATCCTCGACGACACGTTCGGGGCCGGTGCCGCCCGGTCGAAGCACGATGCGCCACACGCCCTTGATCTGCTTGAACTCCCACCAGTCGAACGGCACACGTTCGGCGTCCGTGATCGGCCGGCGACCATCGACCGGGTTGCCGCGTTCGAGAAGCCACAGCGAGCAGCCGTACATGATTCCGTCGTCGAGCGTCCACACCATGCGCGTGTACGGCGACTGTGCACCGTCCGTGCGGTACAGGAACGTCGGCTGAGGGTCGACGCGGGCGGGGCCGGCTAGCGCGTACAGCGGCCACTTCGACACGGTCGAGACGATGAGGTTCCGTGCCTTCGAGACGGCGGGGATGCCGATTGCCTCGGCCCGCGTGAGCGGCATGTTTTCGAGCAGCTCGGCGCCGAGGATGTCTGACCAGACGATCGACTGCATGTTGCCCTCGGGCGCCCACGGCGAGGCAAGCTGTGCCGGCTGGGCCAGATAGTCGGGCCTGCGTCCGAGGCCGAGTACGTCGAGGATTCCCACGGAGACCATGCTCCGGAGAATCACTCCATCAGGCGCTGACGGCGTGTCGCTGGGCGCGTCGCTGCCGTTTCTCGAACTCGATGCGGGCGTGCTGCGCGCGGCGTGGCTCTTCCTCGTGCACGGTGATCTCGTGGCCTTCGCCGGCCTTGTACGCCTCGATCGGGTCGAGGCGGATCGCGAACCACCACGGGCATTCGCGGCACTTCACGAGAATCGACGGGTCTGAGATGTCGCGGTAGATGCGCCGCGTCGTGTTCGCCATTTATGCCGCCATGATCGAGGTCGAGCCGCTCGGGCGGCGTGTGTAGTGCTGATCCCAGTTGCGGAGTGCCCTGGTCGCGGCGTCGAGACAGGTGATGTCCTCACCCTTCTCGGCCGGCGTCCACAGCCACACCCCGTTGTCGTTGCGTGTCTCGCGCTTCGCCGCACGGGCGACGGCCGCGTTCAGGCCGACATCGTCGAAGTGGCGGAGCTTGCCGCGCTCGAGGTCGCGGAGAATCTGCACACACCCGGACGCCGTCTCCCGGTAGGTCTGCATGCGAAGCTTCGGCCGGCGCGGGAGCGCGAGCATCTCGGTTGCGGTGGCCTTACCCTCACCGATGTCGTCGTACGCGATCGTCGAACCCCGATACGTGGTCGTCAGCTCGGCGCACCGCTCGGGCAGCCAGTCGGTGCCGGAGCGGTGCTCGATGATCTCGACGTACGCCTCACCCCGAGCGTTGCGCCATGCAGCCGCGATTGCGGCGACCCCGCCGCCCGGCTTGATCGCGAGGCCGAACGCGACTCGTGCGGGCTTCGGCGGGCGACGAGATGCGACGGCGTCGGCCCACTTCTCGGCGGGCACTGCACGGACACCGAATGTCTCGGGCCAGAGGCTGAGGTACTCGCGCGCCCATTTCGGCTTGTCCATCTTGCGCCAGTTCTTCCGCATCTTCGTCTCGGTCGTGAGTGTGCCGATGCCAGGATGGATTCGCTTGAGCAGCTGCATCGCGGATTCTTCGTCTTCGACGATCTCCCACGGGGTCTCCTCGGGCGCGCAATAGTCCACGCCGCCGATGTCGGGGTCGCCTTTGCGGATGCGCTCGACGCGCTCCCAGAATGGGCCGACGCGAACCTCGCCCGCGGTGCCGGACACGATGAGCGCAGCTTCATCGCGGGTGTCCTGCAGGGGGATGATGCCGGCGAGGAGGTCAGCGCCGTCTTCGGGGTCGACCTCCTGGAACTCGTCGACCCATGACACGTCGCCGGCCTCGCCGCGGTAGTCGTCGGCGTCTGGCTTGAACACGAGCAGCTGCGCGCCGTTGTCGAAGTAGATGCCCTTCCCGACCTCGCCCATCATGATTCGGAACCCGCGCTTACTCGGCTCCTCGAGCGTGTCGAACACGTCGTCAGCACCGAAGAGGGCGGTGTGTCGCTGGACGCGAGCGGGCTTCGTCGCGAGCCCGCGGCGCCACGGCGGGATCCCGGCCTCAGGGTCGGGGCTGGTCTTGTCGAGCCGGTTTTTCCACTCGCGCAAACGGGCGGAGCCCTTCTTTCCGTTCTGCGCTGAGAAGGTGACGTAGTAGCCGGGACGGCAGAGCAGCCGACCCAAGAGCCACATGAAGATCGTGGTCGTCTTCGACACCCGGCGCATGGCCTCGACCACGTACTCGTCGTACCCGGCCGCGTTCAGCGCGTCGACCATGAAGAGCTGCTGCGGCTGGATCGCGAAACGTGGCGGAGACTCCGCCTTCATCGACCGCAACAGGTCGAGGTCGTCGAGGTCGACCAGCTCGAACCCGTATGCGCGAGCGCCGACGAGGAACTCGCGGCGAAGTTCGTCGTCGTCAGACAGGTTCCCGTGAAACTCGGGCAGAATCACCCGATCCCTGGTCGAATCCCACAGATCGAGAGAGAATTCCGTGCTGCCGGTGGCGGAGGTACGGGAGCCCTGCTCAAAAGGCGGTGCGCTCACCATCGTCGCCTGCCCATGCTCGCGTCGGAGTTGGCCCGTCGTCGTCGGTTCACCGTGGCTGCGCCGAGCTTGCCTCCCGACCGGAGGTTGCATCGTGCGTGCGCTGCTCCTGTGTTGCTGGTCGTGGTGCGTCCACCCTGCGAGGCGGGCACGATGTGAGCCACGTGCCACGACTGCTCGGGCATCACGGGCTGGCCGCACTCGACGCACGGCAGCGGCAGCATCGCGGCCAGCTTCTCGCGGATGCCAGGCGCCGCGGTCGTGTGCTTCGTCCGTCGATGGTGCTGGCTCATCGTGCTACCCTCCCGGCATGGATAACGCAACGTTCTTCGCACTGCTCGGCTGGATCGTGGGCGTCGCGGTCGTGCTCGGCTTGCAGTTCTTCATCATCCGGTACGCCGTACTCGGCGCACTCCGCGCACATCGTGCCGAGGTCGCCGAGGCTGAGCGTGAGCCCACGTCCCCGTCCAGCCGTGCCGACTTCGAGCGACGTGCTCGGGCTGCCGGTCTGCTGGACTGACCAGGCACGGCGCTCGGCCCCTACCATCGCCAGCCAGCACAACCACGCGAGGGCGGCGAGGGGTAGCACCGTCACGGCGAGCACGTCGAGGGGCATGGCGTCGATGTTCATGCTGCGACCTCGTGGCATTCGCAGTCGCACCATGTGAGGTCGCACCACTCGTGCAGGTCGGCCTTGCATGCTGACCCTGTCGTCATGACACGGCGTTCGGGCTGGCTCATCGGATCACTCCCTGCTGGTCGGCGCGGCGGATCATGTTGACGTAGTCCCTCGTGGCCTTCAGCCAGAACTTCGCCTGAGCGGTCGACATCGCACCATTGACGATGAGGGTGTTCACGAGGCGGACTGTGCCGGCTGAGCGGAGGAGTTCGTGGCGGACGATGTCTGACCAGACGCCGACACGTGGTGTTCGCGCTTTCGCTTCGTCGTCGATGGTGGCGGCGAGGGCGGCGAGCTGTTGTGTGATCTTCCGGCGTTCGGGTGTCGGCAGCGGGTAGGTGCTCATACGATCGACACCCAGACGATCGCGGCGACGGATGTCGCGAACATCGTGAGGCACACGGCGAAGATCATGCCGAGGCTGTCGTCATGGCCGTTCGGTCGGTGCGTGCTACGTCGGCGGCTCATGATGTGGTCACCGCCTCGGGGCTTCCGCAATGGAGGCAGTAGCCGGTTTCGAGGTAGGCGTGGTCTCTCTTGTAGCCGGTGCCCGAGCAGGCCTCGCGGTTAACTACTCGTCGTTCTGGATGATCTCTATCAGGGTTTGGTTTAGATGATGGTTTGGGTGTCGTCTCAACCACCCCTCCCCCGGTTGAGACGACACCCGGTGTCGTCTCAACCACCCGTAGGGATTCGTCCACGAGCCCGTGGTTTCGAGTGCGGTGATTGCGGGTGCGGTCACAAGTGTGGGGGCACCCAAGCAGGAAGCTGTAGCGGTTCGGTCGTCGGTGATCTGGAACCCGGATGTCGCCGCCCGCCTGCACGTCGCGTCGAATCTCGCCGAGGTCGACGAGCTTGCCGATAGCGCGCTGTGTCGCCCTGGCATCGATGCCGGCGTAGTGCGCGAGCGTCGCGACCGAGGGCCACGCGCCGCCGTCACCGTCGTGGTTCGCGATGCCAAGTAGCACGAGCTTCGCGCTGCCCTTGGCCCGCGAGTGATGCAGCGCGATCGCGAGCGATTCGACGCTCACGAGCGAGCCTCGGGCGTTTCGGCCTCAGCCTCGGCGTAGGCGAGCACGTCGATCTCGTCGAAGAGTCGTGCGCCCTTGTAGCCGGGGAACTGCATCGCGGTCGGCAGCTTGCCTGCTGCGGCGTCTCGGTTGATGGTGCTGTGCGAGCGCTTGGCAACTTCTGCCGCCTGCGCCGCCGTGAGAAGCTTGTCCATGCGTGCCACAATGTCACAATTGAGCAATCTCGCGCAATGCGACACGCTGGCGCGCATGTTGCGCAATCTTGCCCACTACCGTTATCGTGGCGACATGTCACTAATCGACGCACGAGAGCGCTTCCGTGCTCCGTCGTTCACACTGAGCGACCGCATGGTGAAAGCGCGTGAAGAGGCAGGCATCACACAGGAGCGGATGAGCGTGCTGCTCGGATGCTCGCGGCGCACGATCGCGCGCTACGAGTCCGGTGTGCACGTGCCTCGCGCGGTCGTCATGGCGTATCACGTCGCGACCGAGACTGACCTCAGTTGGATCGAGACGGGCGTGGCCTCATGGTGCACCCCCTGGGACTTGAACCCAGAACCCACTGATTAA